GGTTTCATTTAATTTTTCAGTCAGAATTTTATTTTCCAGTTTTCTTTGAGATTCTTGTTTGGAAAAATAATCAGAAATGGCAATGACGCAAAAAACCAAGAAGATGATTCCGATTATAATGAGAGTATATTGTAAGAGTTTATTCTTCATATAATTTTAAAAAACTTCATGGGTACCATAATATCTTCGATGATCAACAATTAGGGTACCATCATTTTTTATATTTTTTATAGACCAAGTTTGAGTTTTATCGTCAAAATGAACATCATAACCATTATCATCTATAACTATTTTTTGATTTTTCTTTAAATTAATTAAAGCCTCCCTTGCCATCACAAGATTGGTCTTTGGTTTTGATTTGATTTTTTCCAGCGCCTTAACCGCTGATTTTAGGTTGTTCATGTTTTTTTATGATTTATTATGATATTTGTCATAAGCTCTTGCTCTCCAATAAGCACTCTTGCAAATACTATTACAAAATCTTCTTTGGCCAAAAATATCACTGTTAATTTCTTTATTGCAATATCGACATCTCTTTATTTTATCAATTTTTTTCCACCTATTAATATTCCACTTATCGTTAGTAGAACACCTATGACTACAATATTTTCTGTTAGAATCATAAGTCTTAATTTCCTTTCCACATCCCTTACATTTTATTATATTTAAAATCCAAACCGCCCTCTTATACCTTCCATTTTTTTGTTTTTTATTAACCCTTTTTCCATTATTTTTAGAACAACAATTATGACTGCAAAATACTTGACGATAGTAAAATGTTTCAAATTCCCTTTCACACTCCAAACATACTCGAATATCCTTAACCTTAATTTTAATAGACTTATCTTTTATCTTATTTTCCAAGTTTGTGTTTGTTATATGAGGTATTTTCATATTTGTTGAATAACCTATTCTATTATCATTTAAATGTTCTCTGTAATATGCCTTTTTAAAACATTTTCTGCAACAAAATATATGTGTTACTTTTATTGGCATAAATTCTTTCTTACAAACAACACAAAATCTCAACCTAAGAGAAAGAAACTTTAATCTATTTATATCCTCTCTTACCGCATCAAATACCACCATAACAGACCATGTTGTTATTTCAGATATCTTTCTTACACCCTCACCCAACCTATATAGTTTTTGAAAAATAATATTACGTTTTTCTATCACCTCATCACTATTTCCTAATAACCTTACTGCATGTTGTGTGCATTCAGTTTTATTTAAATCTAAAACATCAGAATACAATGCTTCTACTTGTTTTTTTACGTTTTTTCTATCTTTTTTTACATATTCATCTGCTATTTTTTCTTCATTTTCCATTTTATTTTAATAATTTTTTAAAATTCGTTCAGTGGCCTTTTCCATTGCACTAATCGTTTTTTCTTTTTTCACTTTACCGTCTATTACGGTATCAAATATATTTTGCTTATGATCTAACATATCTTTCATGTCTTCATCGATCGTATCCTTGGCTGAAATTTGATAAATATTAACCGAATTGGCTTTTTGCCCCGGGCGATGGAGTCTATCGATCGCCTGAAAAAGATCAGCGTTCGACCAAGGGAAGTCCAAACCGATAAAATTGCTAGCTGCTGTTAGGGTCACCCCCGTACCTGCCGACTTATAACCGCCCAAAAAAATCTGAATCTTGGAGTTGTTTTGAAAAGCATCTACAATATCCCTTCTATCTTTAACTGGGGTTTTGCCAGTTATAATAACAGCCTTGTCTCTATAATGCTCCTTAAGACATTCCAGAGGGCCTACAAACGAACAATATATTAATACTTTTTCCCCACTGTCTATAATACTATCAATCAATTCTATAGCTGTATCAACCTTCCCCATGGCAGTAACCTGTCTAAGAATATTTAGTTGAATTAACTTTTCTGCTGTCATAGATTTAGCAATGGCGGGTGGTTGTTTACCGGAATATTGACGTAGATAAATCGCTAAATTATTAGCTGCTATATTATATTCTTTGGCTACAGACGCCTTGAGCTGAATTGGTATGGGAATAAAAATCTTTGGTGGTAATTCTGATAAAACATCTTTTTTTAATCTTCTAATAAAATATCGTTTTATGCGAGCGTGCAATTCTTCAATATTTGATGCGCCGGATGTATCTACGCCCCATCTCGTCTGATGCATATTACAGAATTTTCGAGCAAAATCATACCAATTATTCCAAGTTTTCTGATCTATGACATTTAAAAGAGAAAAGAGTTCGGCGGGACGATTTAACAAGGGTGCGCCAGAAAGAAGAACAACTGATGGTATGTCACGAGATAAAGTGCGGAAAGCTTTACATCTTATACTTTGTGAATTTTTTATATAAATTGCCTCATCTCCCACAATGGCATTGAATCGAATCTTAGATAATTGAGAAAAATGTTTACGAAGTATATCATAATTTATTATCCAAATTTGAACCGTAGGATCAATATTAGCAAGGTTGGTTTTACTGTTAATAACCACGCTTTTTAAGTTAGCCCACTTCTTTACCTCACCCTCCCAAACAAATTTCACAGAAGCAGGGCATACTACTAAAGAACGCTTATATCCCATATATTTTATATAAGATAGTGTTATGGCCGTTTTTCCTGTGCCCATTTCCGATGCTATCAAGGCCCTTCCTCCAGAGGCCACTAAAAATTCTACGTCTATTTTTTGATAATTATATAATTCTTTTTTTAGTCCTTTGATAGAAAATTCTGTGTCTGTTTTTATTTTAATTTCATCTATCTCCTTGTCCTTCTCTAATTGATTTTTTGCCCATTTTTGCTCATAAGCTACAATTTCTGCCACCCTAGGTTCAATTTCCACTTCCGGAAAACGTTCGACAATTACAGGAATAAACAAAGAATCCGAAAAAACCCATCTTTTTAGTGTCCCCTGTGAATCAAATGAGAAGCGGTCCCAGCCAAAACCATCCTTTAGGTCACGGCAAAAGTTGACCTTGTTTTGATCATAGTCATAATATAAGGCAAAACGATGATATTTACTTTGTTCAAGTATTATTTTCATGTCTAAATTATATAGGACAATTTACCTTTTGTCAAGTAGCAGATAAGTAACAAAAACTGCTGCTGCTGTTAACATCAACCAGACAAATTTGAAAAAAGTTCCCCACTTACTTTTTTTTACAAACGGATCCGTGTTGTTCAATAGCGCTTTTTGAGTCCTGCTTAAATAAGTTGTGTCTAGTTTTGCTAGATATTTCATTTGTTTAATTTAATTAAAAATTTAATAAGCTCTTTTAATGACCCGGGTTTCAAATAAACCCCTCCCCTAAGTTTTTTACCAGTCCAAATATCTATGTTTGCATCTCTATCTCCCATGGCTTGGATGGTCAACCTATCGCACTTCTTACCACCAGGGCAATCACAAATAAATTCTTTTTGATCATAATTTCTTTTTTTCATTTTTTTTAACCTTAACTTTTTTAATTACTGGAACATAATCCCCAAACTTTATTCTATTTTCCTCTTTTAGTCTTTCTTTTTCGCCAATTTCATCTCCATATTGGTTGAAAATCTTACCACCCATGATCTTTTGCGCCTCAAGGAGTTCTGGGGGGATAACCTCTTTTTCCACAATACCCATTTTTTTATAAAGATAAAAATAGATATTCAATGGAAAAGAGGGTTTATATATCATCAGCAAACTACGAGCTAAACCGTATTCTCCCAATTTCCAGAGATCTATAATTTCACAAACTTTTTCTTTAATGCTAATCATATGAATCAAAAATATTAAAGAGAATTGCTAGATAATCACACACCATCGCCTGGATTTCAGATTCTTTGGGTATAATTTTAATCATTTAAGATTCTTAACCAGTTTTTAAGTTTTAACCATAGGTTGAAAATAAATACATTCACTCCTTTATCTTAATTAATTACTAACTCTCTATTTCCTTTAATAAAACATATCCATTTAGTATTTCCGCTTCTTCCAGTAGTATGACCGAATAGTGGTTTTTGCTCTGATAATTTCAATACCTCTGAAACTTTTATATCTCGCTCATTCCACTTGAAAATCAAAACCCCATAATCTTCTAAAATTCTGAAACATTCACTAAATCCTTTCCTTAAATCTCCTTTCCAATCTTTTCCTAGTAATCCATATTTCTTGGCCATCCAACTATTTTTCCCTAATTTAATCAAATGGGGTGGGTCAAAAACTACTAATTTGAACGTCTTATCTTTGAAATCTAAATCTCTGAAATCCATTATTATATCAGGGGTTATTTCAAGTTTTCTCCCGTCGCATAAGGTATGTTTTTCTTTTCTAATGTCTGTGAATAAAACTCTTTTATCACCCTTATCAAACCAAAACATTCTGCTTCCACAACATACATCTAATATCTTTTTATCCATAAATATAATTTTTATAAACTCTATTTCCTTTAATAATTGGCAAGGATTTCCGTTTTCACCTTGCATAAGTCTCTATTAGCATCTCTGATTATATGGATTGAAATAGGCATTTTTTGAATGTCCTGCCTTATTCCAGAATATTCGGCAGAATCCTACAATCACGCTATTGCTAAATTGTTTACTCCTTTTTCAGCGTCTACTTTTTGGCATACATTGTGGAAACACCATCTCTTAACAGCCAAAAAAGGTTGACCTTCGGAAGCAATAGGTGTTTGAACTATCCGAGTATTCCCCTCTTGGCGTATATGCTAACGACTATTCCGCCACAATTATTAAAGGAAAAGAACTTATAATTTAACCGCATTTTATACTGCTAAAATAACCATTGAACACTGAAATTATCAATAAACATACCGCAACAACTAACAGAAATATAGATATACCAATGTTTTCTTTCTCCATATATTATAAGGATTAAAGTTATCTTAGCTCCCATATTCTTAATTATAAACTCTATTTCCTAAAATCGTGGGTCGCCTAGGTCTCCAGTTATTCCCTCGCTGGGGAGACTCCACGGGACACTTGTGTGTTTCGCTTAAAGCTCTTCAGCCGTTGGAAGCGAGGCCAGATGTTCTAATAGTCTGCGACCCTTGTTAGAACCCACGGTTTTAAGAAACAAATTACACTCTCTAGTTCCTTTAATAATTGGCAAGGATTATATTGTCATCTTTCTTTCAATGTCCGTATTTGCTTCTAACTCCTATAATGTCCGATGAACATCATTTGGTCGCTCGGTAATTAATTTTTGGTACTTTTTAACTTTATTCCTGGCTGTCCGAGCCGTTTGCTTGGCGGCTTGAGCCGGAGTTCGTGGCTTGCCCATATTATTTTTTCTTTTTTCCCTGATTAAGTTGCTTATTTAATTTAGCTTCCCTGCGCCTTTCCCATTCATCAGTAGTGAAAATAGATTCTTTCTTTAAACATTCTTTCTTAGTTTTACTCATCTTACGAGCCATTTTTACTTTTTCTTTATGTTGCATATATTTTTTATTTAAAAAGTATCCACGATACAGCTAAGATAAAAATTCCCTCTAATGTCCACTTTATAAGTTCAATTACCTCAGGTGTCATAGATGTCATATTTTTTAATTTAATTATTTATTTTTCCATAAAATTTCCACAAGAGTATGAAACGCATATAATTTTTCCAACTCTCCTTTAAACCATTCGTCATTTCTCTCAACCGTACCCAGGCATTTAAGATAAATACCATTAGCATCCTTGACTGGCTGGAAAACATGTCCCCGTTTTTTCTCAAACATAGAACAGTATAATTTAATCTGAAATTCTGCCCAGGGTTTCATTTTATCCATGGTCTTTTCTGAAGACTTAAATTCCCAAATATCATCTGGAAATTCAGGGGGCATATAATCAACTTTGCCCACTAAAACAATATCTTTATAAACGTATTCTTTCTTCTTTTCCGAATGTTCCGTACCAAGTAAATCCTCCAACTGGCTGTGAGTACCAATACCATTCCACATAACCAATAATTCACTCATTGTTTTATCGGCCGGGTTGATCCATTGCTCTGGCGTGACCCAGCCGTGCGTAATGGCATACAACTCCGATGAGTTATACCGTCCCCTAACACGAGGGCGGGTTTTCATTTTTTTTCTTAGGTATGGGCTTAGGTCTATGTCGTGCATATTATTTTTTTGAATCTTTAATTTCTTTTTTAATAACTTTAATTATTTCATCTGACATGTGTCTTATTATTTGAAAGTCTCTTCCAAATGCCCCACAATGTTCCGTCACCTCATTAAATACTTTTTTCTCAATTTTTTTATAGTTCATATTTTTAATCCCCTTATACTTTCACACCTTTTTTCATCCAGTTCTCTCTCTATGTCATTTTTTTCTTCCAATCTTTTAATCCTTTCGTTTTGTGTTTTAACAATCTCCGTAAGGAATTTTATACTATTATTCAATATAGATATTGTTTCTTCAGTTTCTTTGTTCATATTTTTTATTTTAAATTTTTAGCCTCATCTAAATAAAACTTTAAACATATCGCAGGCTGATTTTCAATCTTAAAAAATTTATAATCTTGGCATAATTCATAATCTGATTTTTTTTCATTTGTTTTTTGTTTATCACCAAAAAACATGATTACAGAAACTAAAATCCCAATAACGGCAATAGCAATCAGCAATTCTATTAAAGTAAATCCTTTTTTCATTTTTTTAATTTAATTTATTGGCAGTTTTTAAAACAGCCTTTCTCCAACTGCCCTGTGATGCAAAATAATTATAAATATTTCTTGACTCACTAACTGTCATTAACCTCTTACCAATTAATTTTTTGCCAGACTTTAACGCCCTAACTCCCAATTGAATGAAATATTCCTTAGAATATTTTGGATTACGACTAGAAACTACTGGTGTCCAACCTTGTTCTTTAATAAACTTCAGATATCCGGCATAGCGAGTATGCATTAAGGAAGCCATACTTGCTCCATATTCATCAATAACTTCTGTTAGGGCCGGGGTTTTACCTAATTTATTTTTTAAAGCGGTTATTTTATCCACCACCTGAAGATTACATAACCCATATCTATTTTGCGCTTCAACCGCCTTGGGCTTTCCCCTCCGATTAGCCGAACATAAATTTCCCTTCTTAAATTTCATTCTATGTTTAATATTTCTTTTTCTCATATCTAACATAACCTTGGACTGAAGTTTTCGGATCCGCATTGATTTCAAAGCGGTACTTCTAAGCAATCCAAATCTTTCGCAATACTCCAGTGAAGTTAAATTATGTTTGGCGAAAATATGAGTAGTCAACAATTCATACCAGTCACCACACACATGACATTGCAATTGCCCTGTTTTTGAATCTTCTGCTAAAACTCCCGTAAATCCAAAACCACCTTTTACCTTCTCAAAAGGAGGTATCCACTTATTTATGTTTATGGTTCCAGATGGACTATTATATTTAATAGTCTTTAATTTTGTCGTAGGATATTGAGGCATATTATTTAATTTAATTTAATTTATATTTTCTTATTTTTTGACTTTTAATTTATCAAGAGCGATGACCTTAATTTGTCTGATGCGCTCTCTGGTGACTTTATATTTTTCGGCTATTTCAACCAAGGTATGGCGGACCTTTTTATCGATGCCGTAGAATCGTTTTATGACGTCAGCCTCCCTTTCGGTCAAAAGCGTTTTTAATTTATTGTACGCTTTTTCAACCTCTTCTGCTCTTACTTTCATATATTTTGGTTAATTATTATGTTCCTTAGTAGAAACAAGGAGAAGAAACCCATTGAGATACCGCCTTTCTAAGTTGCATGGTTCAAAGTTTCCTCCAAACCCTCTGGCAAAGTCTAGCAAACACCCCAATTTATTTCCTAAGATATGTGACCTCTGCACTAATAATGAACATAATCATTTTTCAATTGATTTGAGTCAATTATGGTCACGCAACTTCTTCACCCATGTCAGCGATTGCCTCTCATGGTCCTAATCACCCTCTCGGGTTCTCGATAAAGAAGAATACATTTACCGTGCGTAGCAGTATAATTCTGTCACTCCCTGTCTCTTTTAAGGAACATAATTTTCTAGTTATATAACCAAGATATACCCATTCTTACTTTTTGTCAAGGGGCACTAGCCCTTTACCACGGCCAGTGGACTTAATTCTACTAATATTTCGACCAAATCTTCTTGATTTTTCATAACTTCTTGGACGTCTTTGTATGCACCCGGAGCCTCATCCAAATCATGTTTGCCTCTAATTCCATGAAGAATCCCTTGATCATCTAACTTTTTAATTTCTTCTTCGAGATTGAGCCGTCTTTCAGCATCTTTCCTTCCCATCTTTCTTCCAGCTCCATGAGAGCATGATTTAAAACTTTCAATATTTCCTTTTCCTTTTACGATATACGATTTCGTACCCTGACTGCCCGGCACTATTCCAATGGTATTTTCATCTGCCAAAGTTGCTCCTTTTCTATGGACCATTACATTCTGACCCATATGGTTTTCAAGTCTAGCGTAGTTGTGGGCGATATTAATTATTGGGTCAAAATATTGAATATCGGTATGAAGTGAAAAAATATTTAATATTCGTTCCATCATTAACTTTCTATTGGACAAAGCAAACTCCACGCAATAATTCATCTCTCGAATATATGATTGTCCCTCCTCCGAATCTATCGGTAAAAAAGCCAAATCCCACTCTCCGGGAATTCTTGAAAACCATTTTGCGTTTAATTCTTTAGCTATTTTATTGTAATGATCGGCCACTTGTTTACCTAAATTTCTTGACCCAGAATGAATCATGATCCAGATATGTCCATCAGAACCTTTTTGGATTTCGATAAAATGATTGCCTCCACCGAGAGTACCTATTTGCTTTAATGCAGAAGTATATTGTTCTGAGCAAATGGGATATTCTTTTAATTTCATTCCATAATCAGTTTCAGGAGATATTAATAATTCATTTTGAGCCTCCTTGTGATGACCAAACCCAACCGGAATTTGTTTCCTAATTTCTCCCAATATTTTTTTAAGCGCTTCTTTATCAATGTCTGTCAAGGATGTTTTTACAGCACACATTCCACAGCCGATGTCCACGCCCACAATATTTGGGACTATAATACCCCTAGTCGCAACCACAGCACCTATCGGGGAGCCATAGCCAACATGGCTATCTGGCATAATTGCAATATGGTTAAACACAGATGGTAAGTTAGCAAGATGTTTTGCTTGTTCCACTGCTCCGTCTTCAATATCTTTTAACCACATTTTTATGGGTATTTTTTCAGTTGTTATTATTTTCATATATTTAAATATTCTTTTAAAAATATCTTCCACTTTTCGTCATCATGCATGGCTAATTTTTCTATTTCCTTCTCAGTATATTCAATTGCCTCCCAAGTTGTGTCTTCAAAACCATAACAAGAACAATGGCTACCTTCTAAAACGATAAAACTATCTAATTTTTCTATTACATATACCCTGCTCATTTCATAATCCCTTGATGATGTATGGGTAAAAATTATATCCTCTGTTTTTACCGTATTAAGATCGAACTTTGCTATTTTTTTCATATATTTTATTAAAATAAAGTTAATTGTAATTCTGATTTTTTCTTTTTTTCCGGAGTAATTATTTCTCCCTTAGATTTTAGTTCTACATTCACAAAATTTCCGTACAAAATCATGGGGTTATTTTTAAACTTAAATTCTTTCTTCATCATCTTTCCAGTCGCTTTCCAGTCATTAGGGTCAACCAACACTCGCCCGGCCGGAATGGTAATGTCAAGCATGGCCTTAGTTCTAATGGCTTTTTCCACTAATGAACCTCTTAGATAGACGTAGGATCCGTAGAGGGGTTTTCTAATGTTGAATGTTATGGTTTTCATTTAGACAAATTCTTTAATAATTTTTCATTATGTCTTTTTAACGCTATCCGAAACATCTTTGCCAGCCATAGGCATTTATCCTTAGTATTTGTAGTATAATCGAGTATAAATGATTGATGGTCTTGTTTTATCACCACCCTATATTCTCTTCCAAATTTTTTAACAGATATTATCATATTATTTTTCTAATTTTCTTAATCTTCTTTTCTATACGCTTAATCTTGCATCTATTATAAATCAAATCCAAAACAAGCAAACATCTTTCGGGGAGAATCTCCTTTAGTATATGGCGCTGGTAGGCGGTATATTGTTTTTTGAATATATTTGACATTTTATATAAATTATTAATATTCTCATGAGGAGATGGGGATAGGGATTTGACCGCCAAGCTATTTTATGAGGTTGCATCTCAGACGGTATAATCAGTCACCCTACAGTGGCACTTTTATGTGACGCATTTTACTTTGATAGGTCACGACCATCTTTAGCAAAGCATTAAGATTTGTTTACCTTTTTTCAATTACCCCATCTCTATAAATAAATATATACCCTTATTTACTTTTTGTCAAGTGGCAATCTTTTGACTTAATTTTTTAAAGGGACTAAGCTATAATAAGGATATTAAATTATATTAAAAAAAATATATGGCAAAAGAAGAAAAACCAGAAGAAAGAGTATTTTCCACCAGAGACCTTTATTTGGCAGCCACACTTGTAACTTTAAAATTCCCCATGATAGGCCTGGATTTCCAACTAGAGGGAATTAAGCCCAAGGGGATAGGCTATTTCAAGTTTGCGGATACTGTAGAGCTCCACAATGCCCGTAGCCAATACAATCAGGGCATGATAATGGTAGAACCCCGAACATATATAAACAATCTGCAATCGCTTAAGGCGGAAGTGGTCAATATACAAAACAATCCAATGAGTGATTTTAATCAAAGCACTAAAAATTAGCTTATTTAAGCCAATTCCGGTAATTCCAGAATTAGTTCCAATGCTTGATATTTTAACCCTTGACAAAATACAAATATCACCCTATATTTAATGATATGGTGTTGGTAGCTCAGTGGTAGAGCGTCTGGTTGTGGACCAGACGGTCGTGAGTTTAATTCTCACCCATCACCCAATGTAAAGGTAAGATGACGATCTATCTTACAGAAGCCCATAGTCTGAAAGCCTGACTAGCTTCAATGGCAATAGTTTTATAATTATTTAACCAATAAATTAGTCTATTTTTTCGGCAGGTTTCGCCGTACCATGCAAAAAACGGCTAAAATCATGAATTTCAAAAGAAGAAAAATTAAAGAAAAGAAGAAGGGTAACATTAGAATATTTCTTAATTCTTGGAGTAGGAGGGCCCATAGAAGTGTTAAATTATATTGGCTAAAAATGAAGGAACATAAAAACGGCTAAACTTACACATATTTCAACCCTTGACAAAAGGTGAAAAAGACTATATATTTAAAACGCTTTTAAAAATGAAAAATAATATGATCCAAACTACGAATAATAAAAAATTGTTGGCAACAAAAGTTAGAGGGTTTTTGGGCTGTCGTAGGCCTGGGTCATCCTCTAACTTTTTTTGTTTGGAATTATAATTTAAACTATTATGAAAGGATTTTTCATCGAAGTATCCAATAATCTACTCGATCCACAGCACTGCAAGCAACTCGGAGAGGCTGTTTGGTTATTCATGTGGCTAATCGATAAAATAACAGTCATTACCGCCCAGGAAAAAGGCAAAGTTCTTGGTAATAAACCAATAAGATACGAAGATATTAAGACTGATTTGGGCATTTCTAGGTCAACTTATGGCCGATGGATGGATGTGTTGGAGGATAATGGCTATATAACCACCTTGCGCACTCCTTATGGAAAGTGTATTGTTGTATTAAAAGCAAAGAAGCGTTTTAATAAAAGTGTTCCTATAGATGATTCAAAAATGACACATCTAATTACAAGTGTCAAAAATGAAACATCTGGATGTGTCAAGAATGACGCATCAGTGTCCATAAATGACACATCTCACACCCAGAAACGACACATCTCACACCCAGATATGACACATGTAATTAAGACAATAGCAGTAGACAATACAGAAGACAATAGCAAAAAGATACTTGCGCCTTCGGCGCAAAACGATTTAAATGGTGATAAAAATTTACCAATTAGCTTTCAAGAAAAAGTAAGTAAATATGAAACTGGAGAAAAGAAAATTACCTACGATATGGTGAATGAAGCTATTGCCTCCTTTCTTCCACTCTTTCCATCAAAATTTGTTGGAAAGCAAAAACCATTTGCCATTCCTACCACTAGAGACATAATAAAAATGACCCTACTTGTTTATACTATGGGGGAATTAAAGGAGTTGATAAATAAATATTTGGAAAAAAGGGAGGAAAAGTTTATACCCCAGGCATCAAATATTTTTGCTTTTTGTTCTAAAGTAGATGCAATAGAGACATATTTGAATAAAAATAATGGCCTCTGGGCTCAACGGTCAATAAGTACTCCGGAACAACGAGCTGATAGTGATGAATTAATAAAAAAAAGGATAGAGGTTGATAGAGAACAACAGCGAAAAGACAAAGAGGAGTGGGAAAGGACTCATTCAAAATAAATATATGGCATCAATTTATAGTTTTGAAAATAGGGATGAAAGGATCGAGCGCATGCAAAAAGATAACCCCGGAAAGGCTATCGAGCTTTGTACTGTGGTCGTGGATTCTATGTTTGATAAAAAGAGAAGCCTAATTGAATCTAAAATACCAGAACGATTTAAAAATGCTTCAATAAAAGACCTTGGTTATAATTCCGTGGCTGTTAATCGAGCAATTTCAGAGATGCTTAAACCTCCTGAAGAAAATGACAAAGTTGGGACTATTTTCTGCGGCCCGGCTGGTAGTGGCAAAACCCATGCGGCCTATGCTGTGATTCATGAGTTGATTAAACAAAATCCTGAAATGGTGGCTTATATGACCACTTATTCTGAAGCTTTTTCTACCATCAAAAATGAATTTTTTAATGGATCCTATGATGATTTAAATTCCGTTTGGAGCAAATTAAATAACACCTCTGGAATGTTTAATGGGATTCTTTTTATTGATGATATTTCATCTAAGGCTCTTACTGAATTTGAGTTGGATAAACTAATGATGTTTCTAGAGCGGCGCTTCAACTCATTTTTACCTTTTATTTTAACCACAAATGTAAAGCAAGAAAATTTTAAGTCAGTCTTTGGAGAAAGATTGGCATCGAGATTGTTTGGGTATTGCACAATAGTGGAATTTTTAGATCGGGATAAGAGATTAAGTGTTGATTAAAAATATGAATAATTTAACTGAAAAAATATCTAAAAAGGAATATTTTAGAGAATACTATAAAAAAAATAAGAAAAGTATTTCGTTAAAACAAAAAGAGTATCAAATAAAAAATGAGAAAAGTATTTCATTATATCAAGGAGAATACCGTATGAAAAATAAGGCAAGCGCTTTACTATATAATAAAGAATATTATATAAAAAATAAGGAAAATATTTTATTACAAAAGGGGGAATATTATGCAAAAAATAAGGAAAATATTTTATTAAATGGAAAAGAATATTATAAAAAAAATATAACAAAAATCTCACTACGTGATAAAAAATATTATATAAAAAATAAGGAAAATATTTTATTAAGATATAAAAAATGGTGTATAAGAAATAGAGCAAGAATTTCATTAAATGGTAGGGAATATTGTAGAAAAAATAAGATAACTATTTTATTAAAACAAAAAGAATATTATGTAAACAACAGGGAAAAAGTTTTATCATATCATAAAGAATATTATGTAAAAAATAAAGAAAATCTTTTATTAGAAAGCTATAAGTATAAAAAATTAAAATTAAAAACAAATATTCAGTTTAAATTAGCTGATGCGCTGAGAAATCGTTTATATAACGCAATAAAGAGGGGTTATAAGGCAGGGTCTGCTGTGAGGGATTTAGGTTGTACGATAGATGAATTAAAAATATGGATTGAGAATAAATTTCAACCAGGAATGAGTTGGGATAATTGGGCTTATCGTGGATGGCATATTGATCATAAATTAGCTTTAGCTAATTTTGATTTAACTAGTAGGGAACAATTTTTAATAGCTTGCCATTATACAAACCTACAACCGATGTGGTGGGATGAAAATATTAGAAAAAGTAATAAAACGGATTATTATGGAAAATAAGGATAAAATGATTCAATTGGCGCTTATTTACCTTTCTCGTGGGTGGTCTATTATTCCTGTGGGGAATAACAAAATTCCACTAGTTACATGGAAAAAATTTCAAACGCAAAGGGCTACTCCTGAGGAATTTTTGATGTGGTGGGACCAATATCCTGAAGCCCAGATTGGAATAGTCACTGGGCGCATATCAAACCTAGTTGTCATCGATGCTGAAGCTGATGGTGACTTGGATTTTATTAAAGATGAAACATATACAGTAAAAACAGGAGGTGGCGGAAAACATTGGTATCTGACCTACGAGCCAGAATTTAAAAACTCCGTAAGAGTTTTTCCTCATATCGATCAACGTGGGGAGGGGGGCTACGTTGTCGCCGCAGGCTCAACTTCTACAAAAGGCGCCTACACAGTGATAAATGACCTACCTGTAGCCAAGATGTCGAAAAACACTAAAAAACTCTTCCTAGAGGCTCTCAAGGCGTCAAGGAATGTTTTACCGTGGTACGCAACCTCTGGACAATCTCCTTACCCCAAAATGTCTGAAAGTGGTTTGGATTATCAGGGAAGCGGGGAAGGTGGTCGTAATGATGCGATGACAAAGTTCGCAGGCTCTATCCACGCAAAATTGCATCCCAGTTTATGGGCAACTATCGGCTGGCAAATGTTTGAAGCGGCTAATTCAAAAAATAGTCCTTCATTATCTTCATATGAGGTGCGCACAATTTGGAATTCCATTGGCCAAAAAGAAGTTCGGGCTAATCCCTACGGCAGAGATTATTCACAAAGTGTTTCAGGGAATAAGACTTGGGGGCCAGCACCAGAAGGAGAAAAAGGGGAGAAGCAGTTAGATGATTCCCATTCTGAATCAAATAATGCTCCGGCTGAATCAGATCCCAAAGAATCACTGCACGCATCGGAAGTTGCCGACCTTCAGATTATTGATTCAGAAAATTTTTTTCCCCTAGATATGAAGCCCTTTGATGATGTTTTATTAGGTGGTTTTTCCCTAGGCGATGTGGTGATTGTGGCTGGACAGACGGGTTGCGGAAAAACCACAATTATGCAAGATTGGTCAGTGACATTGTCTTCTGGAGGGCAAACAAAACGAGAAAAATTACCAAGCCTTTGGTTTTCTTATGAAGTTTTAGCTAGGCCATTATGGCAAAAATTCCAGATTATGGGGGCGGATATAAACACGCCAATATACATGCCACGGTTCAATGAATCCGGGGATACAGAATGGGTTGTTGACGTTATAGAAAAAGCTATAGTAAAATGGGGAATCAAGGTTGTTTGCATAGATCATTTGGGGTTTTTACGAGCACCTAAGGGGAATTATTCTAATGCAGCGGATGCAATTACGGAGACAGTTCGTGCTTTAAAACGATTGGCAATTAAACGAGGATTGATTATTCTACTTCCGGTTCATGTGCGCAAAACCAATGCCAAGATTCCTGATTTAAATGATATAAGAAGTAGTTTAGGTATTGCTCAAGAAGCGGATACAGTATTTTTTATCGGACGAGAAAAAGATGATTTTGGACTTTCAACTAATCAATCTAAAATTTGGCTAATTAAAAACCGCAAAACAGGAGTTTCAACAAGTGCAGTATTCGACTTTGCCTTTGGAAGATTTTACTATGACGCCGATAGTGATAAAAAATCCGAATCTAGTCAAAATTCTGATGCGGTAGCTGCATTAAAAGCGTATGATGATTGGGTAAAATAGCCTTGCTAGTTAAATGGTATAACAGTTGCTTTGTAAGCATCAATTCGGGGTCCAATTCCTCGGCTAGGCTCAGATAAGTATGCTCCGGTTGAATAATATACAGCATCTGAATAAAATTAATTTTACCAAGCATATCGGTATCCTGGTTAACTTGAAATATTAGGACTCTGGGATATGCGTATTTAGGATAAGGCTGGCTTCAATGCCAATTTCGGGCGAAACCGTTCAATTTTTAGGGAGTAGCCCGAACTGCTTTTTTTCCACCGGGTGAATTATTCGTTATCTGGTTAGTTATTGTCAAAAAAAATCCCGCTTTTTTAAGGCGGGTTTTTGATTTGGAAATTTTGGGAATTTTCAAATTCCTTAGTTATTATTTAAAATTTTAAAAAAAAGTAAATTTTTCAATTTCATTAGTTGTTATTTATATTTTTAAAAAAAAAGCCTCGCTGGTCGGGCGAGGCTTAATTCTTTTGTTTTTATTTTACCAACTGGATGAATAATAAAAGTCTCCATTATTTGCATCTTTTAAAGCTTCTTTTATTATTTTAATTGTATTTTCTATGTCTTGGATGTAATATTGGTCGTATTCTGTGTTACCGAAGAAACATCCTGATTCTGTTGGTAGTAATTTCTTGGCAATTAAAGGATTTTTGATGTATTTTCCGTCTTCCATAATCGGTTCCATTTTCCCATTTTCGTAGCGTTCTCCGTTTTTAATTTTTCCTTTAATTAATATTGATGATTTTAATACTGTTTCACATAGTTTGAGCAAGTCTTCTAGGTTTTCTTTTGAAACATAATATTCTTTACAGTTATCATTTCCTTTTTGGATATTTTTTACAAACCATTTATGGATGGCATTGGCTTTTCGCCATTGTCCCATATCTTCTGTTATTTCTGATATTCTTTCTTTTTTAATGTTTTTTGCTTCTTTTCCTCCTATTTTTATTATTACTTCTTTTTTTTCCTCTGGTTTTTCAAAATTCCAGTTTTTTACGTAAGTTTTTTTGGTTAAGTATTGATCTAGTCCCATATAGTTTATTTATTAATTATTAATATTACATTTTGGGCATATTTTTATATGTCTCTACATTGTCTTTAATTTCTTCTTCTTTTTCTATTTTATCAATCCAATTTTCGATTTGTTTTATTTCATCCCAATATTCGCTGTTTTTATTCCAAAATCCCCATTCATAATAAATTCTATCTTTTAATGCTTTTGTAATAGTTTTTAATGCTTTATAAGTTTCTTTGTCCATATATTTTGGTTAATAATTAATACAATGGTCTTCTAGTTTACCTTTTTGCATTTTGCTTATGCCTTTAAATGCCATTCCTGGTTCGTCATAATCTAGAAAGAAAACTAGTTTTGGATATTTTTTGGATATTTGTCTGAATCCTTCTAATGGCGGTCCCCAAGGTGAGTCGAATTCATAGATTAATTCATCTTCATTGTTATCCATGAATTCACATTTTATATCCCATTTTATTCCCCAGTTTTTTATCGCCCAATCATACCAATTGTCTGTTCCATATTTTAGTTTTAAGGCTAAATTTTGAATTTTTTTCTTTTTGTCTGGAGGTGATTGAGTTCCTTCTAGTCCTTTTGGTAATGGTAAGAATTTAGTTAAAGATAGTTTGTTTTTTTTGTTTTGAGCTTTTTTCTTGAATTTTTGTAGGATTTTTTCTTCTCCTTTGACTTTTAGTGTATTGGTGCACCAATTCGGGATATTTTTGTTGTATCTAACATTATTCATATTTGACTATATGCCTAATGTGTGATAATATTAATTTATTAATTATTTAATTTAATTTATATGAAGGTTAATGATTTAATTTATGCTGCTGGTTTTATTGATGGTGAAGGCTGTATTACTACTGCTACTTCTAATTTTAGACTTACTATTTCGAGTACAGATAGGGATATTTTATTTTGGTTTAAGAGTACTTTTGGTGGTAATGTTAATGATCAACATGTCCCAAAAAATCCTAATCATAATATTGCTTGGAAGTGGATTTTGTGTTCAAAAAGGGAATTACATTTATTTCTTAAAGCTATTTTTCCTTATTTGAAGCTTAAGGGATCTCAAGCAAAAGTTGTTATTGATTTTTTTGATAAATATCCCAATTCTTTTGATTGTAGAAGATTTAGGAAACAACATAATAATGATTATATTATTTCTAAATTACAATTAAAGTCTTTTAAGACAGATAAGCATGTATTTAATTAGCTAATTCTTCTAGATAATTATTGACATTTTGGTAATGTATTTCTGTTGGATGTATTTGTTCTATTTTTTTGTATGTTTCATGGTCTATTTTATCTGCTAGATTAAACATGCATCCTCCATTGTAATTATCTTTGAACCAATTTTTTAATAATTTTTTTTGTTTTGAGGTTAGATTTCTCATGTTTTTTATTTAATTTAATTTTTTCTTTGAGGAAGTTTTTGTAGTTTTTTTCATGGTTTTTAATGAAGTAGTTAACTTTGTTTCTTAATTCGTTGGCTGTTCGAGTATTAGATGCTTTTTTCTCAATCTCTGTTTTAATTAATTCTGTCCATAGTGCGGCGTGTTGATCCTCTGATACTATTCCTAAATTATAGGATGTATTGCCCATTGGATTTTCTAAAGATAAAGACCATTTTTCTTTTTCTATTTTTTGGCAAAGTATCCAATTTGTTGTTCCGTATATTGTATGGACCATCAAGCCTTTTTCTCCATATTTGGTTATGTGATTTGCTAATCTTTGTATGTTCTTCATGGTGATTTTTTGATAGAAGCTTTGAGAATATCTATGAAAGCTTTACCGATTAATTTTGGATTATGTGTGTCTTTTATTGTTATATTTTTTTCTCTTCCAAATGTTTCATCCATATAACTTCTGCAACTTTCCTGCCCAATTGTTATTCCCAAGCATTCTATTCCTTTATTTACGGCTTTTTTATGGGCTTCTTTCATACTCCATAAATCACTAGAACCATCTGTCAAAACAATCATTATTTTTCTTTCAGCTTTTACGTTATTTAATTCTTGGGTGCAACTTTCAATGGCTTTGTGTATGTTTGTGTTTGCATTTTCAGCTTTAATTAGACCTTCTTGGTCTGCCATTGTTTCCCATCGTATTTGTGCTTTTGACATTGGGGCTATTGTTATAGCTTTTGCTCCAAAGATTATCATGCTTCTAGGTACATTCGCATAACGCAATGCTTCTCCTACCATTTGCATTGAAGTCATGGCGTAACTGGCCGCACTATTTTCACTATTTCCATGAAACATTGATCTTGAAACATCTGAAGCAATGGCAAAGGCGTAGCTTTGATTGCTTTTAATAATTCTTTTGGTAAATGGATTTCTGTCTTTTATGATTTTTATGCGGACAAATCTTTTGGCTAATAATTTTCCAGTTCTATATCTGCCTCCAAATTCCATGGAATTGTTTCTCTTGAGTATACTTCTTAATTGTTTGCCTATTTGGTTGGCCTGGTCTCCTATTTCTCCAATATATTCCAATTCTGTTGACATATTTTCCTCTCCTTTCCACCCTGTTGCTGCTTTTAATTGACTAATAAGTTTTCCTTTAGTTTTTTCCTGATCTTTATCTTCTGTGGCTCTTCCATCTTGGTTGTTTTGTTGCATTTCTCTTTTTTCATCTTCAGTTAAGGCCCCAGCTTCTTTGAGAAGAAGCTTGACTATTTCATTGACTATTGGCAGTAGGTCTTTGGTGGCTTTTCTTTCAAGAATTTCTTTTCTATTTTTTGCCATTATTTTTGCTACTTTATTGCCTAATATTTCATATGGCAATATTCCTGTGGCGTATCCTCTATTCCAAAATCTGGCTGCGGCATATAATAAGGCTTTTTCATGGACTGATGTATCTTTCATTTTGGGTAGCATTTTTACCAATGTATCTAAGACTTCTTCTCTGGTTGATTCTAATATTTCTCCGGCATTGGGATAATCATCTTTGATAATGTTTTCAATTGAGATATCTTCTATCATATTCATGGTGGTGAAGGTTATTTCTTGGTTGGTTGGTGGGAAATTTACTTCAGTTGTGTAATGGATATGTGCTGTTTCGTGAAGCAACAACCCGAGGATATGCTCCTCGGGTAGGCTGTAGATATCTTTTTTTGAATAGAAGACAATTCTGTCTTTGATATTGGCTGACCAGCCCCTGCCTTCTTGAAATTTGATTTTATGTTCTTTGGATAGCATTTCTGCAACTTTTTGGAATTCTACAAGTTTCATTTTTTTAATTTTATTAACTTATTTCGAATAGATTTTTAATTATTTCTATTGAATTGTCTAGGTCTTTGTGATGAAGAATTATGGCGTTTTTGCCTTTATTTGGGCCATTTACTATTTTTACAGCACTAGCAATTCTATCTCCCAGTGTTTCTGAATTATTTTTGATAGCACCATTTTCTGCATTTTCGTAATAGGTGGCTTCAATTTTAATTTCATCTCCCTTGACAGCATTTTCTCGATTAGTTCCATAATCTGTTATGATAGTGCCTAAATCTTTTTCTATCATTTCTTTGAAAACATCATCATCTTTAGTTAAGCCTAAATATGTGTTTTGCAGATCTGCATCTATTATATAATTTCCATCTAGTTTTAAATCATTGGCAATTTTTATGGCTTTTCTGGTGGCCTTGGCTTTTGTTTTAGTTAATGGCAAATGAAGTTTGGCTATGATTTTTAAAGCTTTATTATCTGCTGTTTCTAGTTTATTTGAGAAAGCTAATCCTAAGGCTTCCATTGGATTCATAAATTCTGTTAGTCTTAGTGTATTAAGAATGTCTCTTGTGTTAATGACATAATCTGAATTTCCTTGTTCTTTAGCGGTTCTAGTTTCATTAGCTAATCCCACTAGTTTAATAGCCATTTCTGATTTAGCTATAGCATTTCCTAAATGATTTTCAATAATTTCTAATTCTTTGTTTGCTGGTGGAAATTCTGCGTTGATACAAATGGCAAATCTGGATAATAAGGCTTTATTCATTTCTTTGGTTCCTGCATATTCTGGTGGATTACAGGTGGCGAAGATTCTAAAGTTTTTATGTCTGTGGACTATTTCTTTATCATCTTTTTCATTAAGGACTAAATATCCATCGTCATCCATGATTGATTGTAGAACGAATAAAACCTCTGGCAGGGCAGCGTTGATTTCATCAAGAACTATCCAGTCTCCGCTGCGCATAGCTTCTGTTAGAATTCCATCAACCCAATATGTTCCTTTGTCATTGATTAATAATCTGCCTACTAATTCATCAGCAGTTGTGCCTCCATTTAAATTTACTCGTCTCAATCCATTTTTAGTTTGATTGGCTAGAAATCTAATTGCACTCGTTTTGCCAGTTCCGCTTTCTCCAATTAGTAATACAGCTAGGTTATCTCTAACTGCGATAGCCAGGGTTTTCATAATATTTCCGTGGTCTACAAATTTGCTGGCTTTTTGTGGCATATAAGGACTTTTTCCGTCTCCGATGGGTATTTCTATTTTTTCATATTTAACTGTCTTGGTTTTCATTTGCATGTTTTTATAATTTTAATTTTATTATTTTATTGGAGTTAATTTAATCATGACATTTATTCCATCATAATCTTCTTCTGTGGTGTAGATGGCTTGATATTTTGATTCAAAATCTTTGTTACATAGTTTTTTAAGCTGATAGTAGGCTATTTGAGTGGCCTCTATTTTTGATTTTGTTTCCCAATTTACATCATAGTCATCTTCTTTTAGTTCGGTGTATTTTATTCCGATGGTTATATCTATTTGTCCTTGTGGCTTTATTACAGTGTATGATTCTAGTTCTTTCTCATCTCTGATTATTTCTTCGGCTGTTGGATTGAATTCATTTTTTTCATATAATGGTAATTGATTTTTTGGCCATTTGTTCCAAGAAGATTCTGGTTCATATTTGGGTATGATTTCATCTTCTTCTTGGCTCATTGCGGCTTCTCTTATTCCACGCATAGATTTAGTTATTATTTATTTAATTTCCTATTTCCTTATCATAATGTTTTTGGCAATAGTGGTCATTTTCATTGCCTTCCCAACTGTCATTTTCACTATATATTCCCTTTTTATCAATATCATATAGGTGCCAAACTTGTTGGATATTATAAATTGCTGGCTTGTTGCAATTATCACATAATGGTAGGTTGTATCTTGGTTTTGCTTTAGTTTTTTTCATATTAATTTATAATTAATTTTTTACCCAAAACGTGAATTACTTGTAGTATTGCAAGTATATTTGACGTTTGTCCATGTTCTATTCTGCTTATTGTTGTTTGAGACATGTATGACAACATGCTTGATAATTTCCTTTGTGATAGATTTTTTGATTTTCTTATTTCTTTTATTTTTAATCCTATGTCGTCTATTGTGGTTAATGTTGAATTTGGTGGTTGTGTATTTATATTTATATTTGGTGTTGTTTTTGGCTTTTTTAAGGCATTCATGGCTGCCGTTAGATTATTGCTCATAATTTTTGTATTCCAGTTATAATTAATTGTTTGTGGGTTAAGTTGATGAATCCTCCCATATCATATTGTCCCAAGATTTCATCTTGGGCATCTGCTTCTGTTCCAGCTACTTCTATTTTGATTTTGATGGTGGCTTCAGCTTCAAACCAATGTTTTGGTCCTGTTTGTCTTAGGGCTTTTTGGGCGGCTTTAAGATTATTGAGTCCTGATTTTTTAGGTTGATTGATAAATTCTAGATCTGAATTTTTATAGCATGAATTTCTTTGTCCATTATCCCAGTCTATTGTCCAATCTGTACCATTTCCATTAATTATTTCTCCTGCCACTTGTCCTGCACATCCATTCCATACTGGATTTGCAAGTGAATCTCCATGGCGTTTTGAGACATATTTTACTTTATCTCCTATTTTAAATTTTTGCATAATTTTTGTTGAGTTTGATTTTATTAGTTTCCAATGTTGATTATCATTACATGAGCATTTTCCTGCCCAAAGTTCTCTTGTTTTTGATTGTTCTGTTTTTACTGTATATCTTTCTCCTTTTTTATTTCCCGAACAATCTATTATCATTTCTATTTCATCTCCTTCTTTGAAGGTTGTCATTTTTTTGTTAGTTAAAATTTATTTCGACTTTCATACATCTGTCTTCTTTGTTGAATGTGCCATAAACTGGATAATAGCCATCGCCATATCCTGTGCAAAATGCGACTGCACAACCAGTATGGCCTAATTTGAAGTTGATTTGGTGCTTATCTTTCATAGTTGTTTCACAAACTCCTCCATAGGAAAATGTTCCAATGAGTTTATTTTTATCTGGTATGTCTAGTTTTTTAACTTCTTTATTGGCGATCATTTCATTCATTGATTTTTTGGTTGAGGTTTTCTTTTCATAAGTTTTGAATGATTCTATTTTTAATGGTCCTAGTTTATTTTGGTTGAATCCGAATATTTTATTGAGTTTTTTGTGGGCATATAGTTCCATGACTTTAAATGGAACATCTTTCCATTCTGATGCGATATAACATGGGTCGCAAATCATTAATTGCCCTGAGTCTACGCCACAATAACCTATTAGTTTTTTCATTATTTTAATTTATTTATTTAGATTTAATTTCTTCTGCTGTATATTGCCAATCCTCATCTTGATTCCAATATGGATCGAATTGTCCATTTTGTTGGGCTAATTCTATAGCAGAATCTTCGTTATCTGCCTTGACTATGGCTTGTTCCATGCGTAAGAATTCTCTTTTTACATGATATTCTTTCATTTGTTTAATATTAGTTGTTTAAGATATTGTTTTAGTTCTTCTTTTCCTTTAATGATTGTATGGTTTTTCTTTATTTTTGCTAATAATACTATGATTAACATTGCTGTAAGAATAATTCCTCCAAAGAAACTATCATCTAATTTAAAGTGATTGATGCCTAGTATAAAGATTATGCCTAGGTATTTATAACTGTCTAAGATTAATGATCCGATTATATTATTTTTGATGATAATATATTCTTTTTCCATTATGATGTATTGTTTTTGCATATGTTTTATTTAGGTTTTCTTATTTTATTATGTTTGATTAATTCATTGACCATGCGGCCATAGAATCCTTGGAGTTGATTTTGCAATCCTCGGTCGGAAATCCATTGCCAGGCAATTAGTTGTTCAGTTGGTGTGGCATTTTCTCCTTCGTTAAATCCTTCAGCATAGGCACAAGCAACATACATGGTTAGTTTTTTGTAAAGTTTTGTGGCTCTATAATTTGGCATATGTTTATATTATTAATAATTTATTTAATTCTTCGGCAAATTTAATTTCAGATAATCTATCAGATTTATTGGGGCAGATATCATTGAGTAATTTGCCAGTTGTTGGTCCCCATTGATTTTTAATGCAATGGGTTTTTCCATTTTTACTAAAGGCGACAATTGTTCTGTAGCTAAACCATAATTCTAGTTTATTGCTGTTGATTGTCATTGTAACTAGATTTTTATTAACTGTGCCTAAATTATCTAATTGTATGTCTAGTGTCATTGGTATTTTTTGGTATTTTATATTATTTCCACTGGAGACAAATATATCTAAGGCATTTTTGGCGGCGGTGAGATTGTTGGACATATAGGTTTCTTTAATTGTTTAAGTTTTATTTCTTTGATTCTGGCATTTTGCATGGCTTCCACTTCTTCTCGAGTGTATTTTCTGATTTTATGTTCATAGCGGCTGCGTCTTTTGCTGAATTTCTTTTCTTTTTGTCTAACTCCATGTTCTATTTTAGAAAAGCGGGCGCAGCAAACTAAACAGGCATTGCCGTGCCAGTAATAATAATCAATGGTTCCGGGGATTTTTTCATTGCACCAAGCACAGTTCTTTTTGATTTTGTTTTTATATTCTTCGTGTTTGATTTCATTTTGGATTTCCTCCTCAAGGATGTTCATATGTTTATTGTTTATTTTTTAAGTGTTTATGATATAGTTTTAACCATTTTATTCTATGTGATTCACAAAATCTTTTATTTGTTGAGTTAGCTGGTTTTCCGCAAGTTACGCATAGATTGTTTTTTAGTTTTATGAGTTGCCATTTGTATTGTCTACTGGGCATATATTTATTTTAATATATTAGTTAATGGTATAATACTTGAAATTTTTTTAATTAAACAATCTTCTTGTAAGAAATGTGATTGACAGTTTCCATGATGGTCATATTCACATTTTCCCATTCGTAGTAATAATTCATTTAGTAATGGTTCTATTCTTTTGCGTATTTTTATTATTTCTTTTTTTGTCATAGTTTTATTATTAATAATTTAGTTATTCTGAGGCACAGCATGCCCCAGAGAGCAAAACTATTTCTTTTTCTTAGCTACTTTCTTCTTTTTGGCCAATTTAATCGTCTCCTTTCTATTTTAGTTTATTAATTTTGTCTAATAGAACTTGCAGATCAGCCATTAATGCGGTGCCTAATTTAAGTCCGAGGATGAATTGGTTGATTTCCATTTCTTCTTTCTCGAAGTTGGGCGTATATTTAGAATGGATGTTGTTGTATTTGTTATAGTTTTTAGCTGTTATAACTGCGTTATTGTCATTATCGGCTTCTGCTACTGACTCAATGATTTTGCTGGCTATGGAATTATAGTTTGTCATATCAACTTCTAATTTGTGATTTTTTTCTACTTTTCTTTTAAGATTGAAGAGAAAGTTTTTGAGTGATATGAGTCTAATGTTCAGTTCATTGATTTGCGGTTTATATTTGGCGATATCTTTGGCGAAGGCTTTGTCAGCGATTTCGGCTTTTTTTTGATATAAAGCATCTTTAAGTAGTTTTTCGGCGGTTTCAATTTGGAGTTTGTTTAATGATTTGGTTTGCATTTGTTTTATTTATTAAGTTAGTTTAAGGAATAAAAAAAGCTGTATACTCTAGACGAATATACAGCTTTAATTTAAATATACAGATTAAGCGACAGGATGAGCTTGTCTCCAATTCTCTGCACCTTGGCGACTATCGGCTATGATTTTATTGGCCTGAACTTCGGGCAATAAAACGCTAACAGAGTAATCGGCGTCTCTCTTCTCATCTCTTTTCTTATTAGAGTAGAAGTAGAGGTTAGAACCAGCTTTTAGGGCAATTGGTTCTTGGATATTTCTATCAGTGCGGAAAGTCAATCCTCCAATAAGGAAGGACTGATTGGCGGAAAATGCCATATCTTCTATTAGTTGGTGGGAAGCAGGAATCATAGTTCCTTTGTCGGCATTAATCCATGCTTTGCCAATGATGGCTGATTTAACTTGTTCCATATGTTTTTTGTGCTGCTAGGCAGCTTTAAGAAATTAGACTTAGTGTAGTGGATTTGGGTTACGATACCACTATACGCTTGACCTACGCAAGGTAGGAAGTAATTGTTTAAAGATTGATTTATTGGCACGATTTGAGTTGAAATCCAATACTTCACTCTTACGCTATCGTGGTTTTATCAATCTTTCTAACAATCAAATGATGTGTTAGTAGGGAAATGTAATTTAGCCTCGGTTATGGAACATGCTCCAGATGTCTATATATTAAACATCTTTCCGACATTATATTAGGGCATTACAATTCTTTTATCCCCTATAAACACATCATTGGTGGATTTGGGCTACGATACCACTATACGCTTGACCTACGCAAGGTAGGACTTTGTATGGAAGATATATAGCAGAGTTGAAATTGTAGGCAGATAATGGACTATTTTATCTTTTAACATTTTAAGTCCGTTAGACCAATTTCACACGCTGCTAGCTTTTGCTAAATGCATAGGCTAGAGAAGGCGGCCTAAAGTAGATGCAGGTTAGAATATAAGACTGCATACTTTGGCGTTTCTCTGCTATATATCTTCCATTTTGGCGTAGAAGGTAAATCTGAAGACAGAATTGACCAACCTAACCAAACTCTCAACGATATATATCGACCTTATATCGTATATCACCACTCAAGTGGTAAAAACCAATACTATCTAACTCTATAGCGCTCTGCTAGTTGGGCTCTCCACCGTTTGACTATGGCGTTACCTACGCCCTGGGCAATGACCTGTGCTCTTGTCTTGCCAAAGTAGCCAAACTCTGATACGGCCTCACGCTTATCACCTACAGTAGTGATAACCTTATCACATGCATAGGTAATACCTTTCTCTGTGTGGATAGGATAGATAATCATACAATTATCATTAAAAATTACACCTATAAAGTGGTAAAAACTATGGAGGATGGGTAGCAATAAGCCTAGGAAGGGTATGGGGGGTGATTTGGAAAGGTTTAAGATTTGGTTCAGGTGTACTGAAAGGTACCCACACGGAAATTTTCTACTTTTTTAAAACTTCATACTTATACCCATAACTAGCCCCCCCTACCTACTTTAAACAGAATTTCTATTTAGTCCTAAAAAATTTCTGTATTTTTTCAGGACTTTGCTATGATGAATCTATAATATCTAAATTTTATCCATATGAACAAAACAACCATCCTACAGAGTATAATTAGGGAAAAAGACGTAGCGGTAAAAGGCATCAAGGATTTTGGAGACTTAAGTAAGAATGTGGGCGCTAAGGCGGGCAAAGGGATTAAGGATGTAGGGATTATGAGTAAAAAGGGGTTTGTTGATCTCTTTAAA